CTTTAGCTTGTCTTGTCAATGCATCTTGAAATGTAGTAGGACTAAAATCTTTGTTGGGATATTCATTAATAGTTAAGTCCTTATAATCGTATGTAATCCAATCATTATGAAACATCAAAGTGTTCCTTGTAATTTAATAAATCTTGTCTTGTAAAATATTGACCATCTGGTTTTTTGGCAAAACATTTTCTTTGATCTGCATATCGTTCTTTTAAAGACTCTGTAAAATTTATAATACGAGTGTCCTTTGCTCTAGCCTCACGATTAAGTGAAGGTATCTTGAATAGTATCTCTGCCATCTCTGGATAACATTGTAAATATATCATCCATTTATCCAGATACTTATTGACTTTATTAGGATGTGTGGGTGCGTTCACTGGCATCTCTGGAAAAGGTTCAGTGTCTATAAGTCTTCTTTTAAGTTTGAACGGCGAAATAAAGGAAGAATAGATTCTATTGTCCCAAAGGAAAAACTCAACTTCATGTGTATTGGGCCCGTCAGGGTCATAATGAGTCACCATATTAATAGGAATATCCCAATGATTATCATCATTATCTACAATCACTCCATCTGTAATTCTTGGAGAAAAAGTTTGAGAAGCTGTGAAAACTGCCCTGATAATCGTGTCACCATGCATTTCGCCCAAGATATCTTGTAAAGAACAAACATAGGTGTTAAAGTAATTCTCTTGTGTACTATCATATCTAGAGATAAATTTAAGCGCATAATCAACCACTCTATTGTGCATATTATTATCAATCTCAAGGTTATATATTTTTTGGTCAAAACCTAGAGAGTGTGCAAACCTAGTGGCTCTTGCTGCATCATCTTGAGGTATACCATTTAAAAGAAATACACCTTGAAAAACTTCAATAGTATCTCTCTTCAGTTTACCTTCATTAATTAAATCATTTAAACAACATAAAAGAAAACCACTATCAGACCCACCACTATATGCAAGAGATGCTTTTTTATAAGTTTCTGCAACCTCAAGCAACCCACGTTTACATTCTTTCTTTAGAATTAAAGGGTCTTCGGTAATCCACAAAGGGTAATTTAATGTCACCTCAAAATCATCTCCAAATTTTGGAGTTAATAAATCATTTATGGCCACTTTCCTGTCACCTTACTTAAATAGATGTTCATGATAATTTTTAATAACATCATCATTAGGCATTAAATTTTTGCCCCCAATAATACCATTCTTGTAATTTAAATATCCCCAAGGGTTGTCTGAAAATTTTACCATGCCGTTCTGATGAAATTTATTAGACCACTCTATGGCCATTTCTTCACATTCAACATAATCCCAATGTTTATTTTTCCATATTTGAGAATCACCGGCAATATGATTTATCCATTCATCTTTAAATTTTGATTTAGGAGAAAATATCTCATAACCATATTTATCAGCCTCCCTGTCAAATGCACTTGTAAATTCATCTAATTTATTTGTATTGATTCTTAGAGGGACTACTCTCCAACTTGTCAAGTCTAATTCTTTGTTATATAAACTAGTCAACCATTTTGTTGCGGTTTCTCTTGTTTCATAGGGCAAACCAAGAATAAATCCAGAGTGTATTTTAGCATCTTTACCCCATGATTTTCTCATCTTTTTCACTGTGTCATAAACATCTTTAGTTTCAATTCCTTTTCCAATTGCTTTTGCAGAAGGATAGTTTAGAGTTTCAATTCCTATCTGACTAGCGACGATCCCCATGTCTCTTAATATGTCTATTTGTTCCGGCCACCTTTTCATTAATTCTAGTCTAAGATACGCATTGAACTGTATTTTTTCACCTGTGCTTTCGTAAAATTTATCAAATACACCTTTTACCATCATTATCTTATCATTTGATTCATTGAAGGTATCACACAATATATTATAATCTGTCGTACCAAATGCATTATAATTATATATTAATTCGTTATAAATTTTAGTTTTATCTCTAAAATATTGGTCTTCCATCTTTCTGCCCTTTAGAGCAAAGCTACAAAATTTACAATTAAATCTACATCCCCTACTAATCTCTAAGGGCAAAACCTCATTTGGAAGTATATTATCAGAAACATGAAAACTGCCAACTGAATTGTGAAAGTCATACTTTAAGTTAAATGGATTTTGATTTATGATGTTTGGAACTTCTTTTCCTTTGAAAACATCTATAAGTTCTTTTGCTGCGGCATCTTCACCATACCCCAAAATTAAGTGGTCTATCGGTAAATTTTTGAATATAAATTCAGCTATGAATCCAGCACCCCCAATGACAATTTTACTGTTAGGAAAATCTAATTTTAAATCATAAATAAAATTCTGAAAATCGTCACTTATTAATAATTTTGATGGATTCTTATATTTCTCTCTAGAACGATTATCCCTTGTTGAATTACGAACATCTTTCTTATTTATTTTACTATCTGCTTTCGATCCATTACTAATTGCAAATCCCATGAATGTGCCAGAAAAACCAAATATAGTATTTTCATGAACATGTTCTCGCAACCATAATAATAAAGGTGTTGAATCTCTAACAAACGATTGTAAAAAATCAATTACTTTTACAGAACGGCCTTGATCTCTCAAAACTTTTGCTATTTTGTATACACCTAAAGCTCTGGCTCTATCAAATGGTGTAAATAAGATGAAATCATACATTTATCTCAAGCACTCTTTATAGATTTCATCTGGCACCTTTTCATCTTTTCTCCAGAATCTCCCATCATCTAACACAAATTTAAATCGACTAGGATCATCTCTTCTTTTTTGTCGATGTTGATAATCATACTTACCGTCAACCGCTCCAGACAAAACCTTCATCAATGATGGCTCTTTTGTCTTATTTTTTCTGTAAGTTTCGTCTTTAATATATTTGTTTATATAATCTTTGGCTGGTTGTTTATATGTCTCCCAAGTGCCACCATGTTTGATATCATGATTAACTATTGACCACTTTTGAAAATTTTCTGTGTTAAAGAAACTTATCGTAGACTTACAATCTGATGTATCACTAAATGTAAAAATCATACGAACATCCACATCTTGCCATTTGAAACAAAAATTACACCACCAAAATAAATCAAATACTGTTTTTATTTCAAATGGTGAGTAGTCTACATGTTCAAATAAAAGTTCGACCAAATGTGATTTCTTGCGCTCAAATTTTTCTTTTGCGTCTAATGGCACATCAGACCTTTTGTTAAATAACTTTCCGTTGGGCCAAGTAAAGATGCTCTCCCAATCATCTGCATGTTTATCTAGATTGGCGTGTAAAGCATCACTACCAAAACACTGATCACCACACTCTCCAGTAACTTTTATGATATCATGATTTTCAAATAATGAATCATCTAACACTTCTTTGTGTGGTAAAGGATCGTTTTTATCTTTTACCATCTTTTCCCACATTAGGGGAAACTCATCTATAGAGTCTTGAGTATACCGAATATTTAAAACATCAGATTGAGACTTAGTTTCTAGCAAAGCAATCAATGCACCGCTACTGTCGATACCACCGCTCCAAAACAACTCTATCGGTTTTTTTAATTTCCATAGGTTAGTTGCTGCCTCCATACAACACTCTTCCCAAGACTTATTAAATTTATCAAAGTTTGGAATAGGGTCATATGACATATGAAATGGGTTAAAATGATTAGTTCTATCCACAGGCATGTATGCTTGAACTAATTGACCCACTGAAACTATAAGGGGAGTATTTCCCAGATTATCTATACTAAAAATATCGGGTCTAAAATATTTCACTTTCACTTTACTTATCCTTTAACATTTTTTGCAATTCAGCAGTACTCCCCACAAATAATGCGTTTGTCACATTTTTAGGTGCGTTACTAGGCACCTCTTTTAGTTTTCTCATTTTTTCTTGCAAGTCACCAAGTTTCTCAGTGACTTCAGCCACCTGTTTGATAAGGTTTCCGGCAACCTCGTAGGCTCTAGGATGGTCTGATTCTTTGGCGAGTTCCAGAATGCCTTCCACTGCATCCGTTCCTCTTTCGACCAAATTGTAGAAGTTTTGTCGCTGGTATTCATAATCTCTCTCCACATGTTCATTCGCATCACCCCAATCTTCTTGAGGCATTGTTGTCACTTCTTGTTTACGGAAGTTCTCAGATATGTTGTTAGATGAAACTTCTTCTACTACACCTAACGCTTTATCAATTGTATTACTCATCTTCGCCTGTCGTTGGGTTAAATGTTTTTGCATCCGTAAAGAATGATGTTGTCTCATTAAATCCAAAATCATCATCTGCATCAGCACTAACTGGGTCTGGTGTAATTGTAAGTCTTTGTTCTCTCTTTGGAGATTTATCTGGTAAATCAGCAAACTGGTCAGCTTGAACGGTTCTAATAATATTACTGGAAGTAACAGGACCATATAGATAGAACTTACATGTAAAGTTCATTGTGTATATCAATGCTCTTCTTTGCTCAAAGTCTCCTTCATAACTATCCTCATAAGTTATACCATTTAAAATAATTGGAATATCTCTTTTGATACCCATGTCTGCCATGTCGTTAACTGTGATAGTATAATCTGGTTGAAAGAAGGGAAGAATTTGTTCTACGATTTGCAATGCATCATCTGATTGTTTTGACAAAATGTATAATACTATATCCAGATTATATGGCACTGGCATGTACTGTGTATCAAGTGACCTTGTTTTATTTCCTGTATTAACCTTTTTAAACTTCTGTACTCGATTTAATTTTCTAGTAGCATCATAGGAAAGGTTTTGAATCTCGAAACCAATTCGTGGTAAAGTTACAGCCACCTTACTTGATAAGTCAGCATCAGACCTAAGACGAACTAAAAACTTCTCTCTTGGCCCGTAAGCAAGAGGAACCTTCATAGATTGTGTAATGTTGCCAGAACTGTCCTTACGAACTAATTGGACATTATTAAATGTCGTTCCAAACGCTACAATTATCTTTCGTATTGTTTCGTGGTAAAATTGTTGACCCAACATTGTTAACTACTCCCTACATCCCCAAACGGATTACCCTCTGAGAAATCTAACACAGAATCATCAGCAGCATCAAACAACTCATTCTGTGCCGAGGTATCTACATTACCATCATCAGATGTACTTCCATCACCCACTATATATCCTTCCTGTAACAAGAACTCTCCTGTCTCTGAAAGAAGAACACCAGCAGATGTTGTCATGTCGCTGGTTTCTAGGGCAACTATCTCATCACCCTCTGTATCATCAGCATTTTCGTGTACAATTCTACCAATCTCATTCTCTAAGAATAGTGCGTCAATTGAAGCAGAATCTTGTTCCATTGTAAACTGCAATGCAAGAGTATCAGTTGATAGACTGTCTTCAATCGCATCAATCGCAGAAATATCTGTATCCAGCACCTCTGAACTATAATCAAAGAGGCGACAACGCATCTTGTAAACTGGATTATTATCTAACTGAAAATATGGCTCATCGTGGTCTACAAAGTTAATTTGGAATATCTTTGAGAGAACTGGATGGTATATCAAATCACCCTCTAATGGTCTGTCAGAATCAGTTGCTGTTGCCTCTGAAATAATATACCCACTTTCAAATGATGCAGAGGCTTCTACTGTTCCACTATCCAAAGTTCCATCTTCTAACAATATAGAACCACTAAGAGTATCAGTTCCACTCTCTATTGTAATCTGTTTAGTTAACTCTTGAAATCTAGTTTTAGCAACAACGAATGTTGCCTCACTCAAGTTCTGTAAACCGAACTGATTCATAAGTTCTTTTTCACCACCAAAACCAGCTTCACTGTTTTCCATATACATTTCAATCTTTGCTTGAGTATTGAATTTAGCAATACTGTCTGTTCCAAGAATCGTGTCCTCATTTACGAGTGTTCGATCTAGGTAAAAAACATCATGTCCATGTATCTGAATAGATTCAATAACCAAATCTCTGTACAGATTTTGCTCTGTTGCTAAGGCTGTGACATTACTTGTGTGAAATGCTGAATTGACTGCCATGAGTTATCCTATCATATAATCAAGTGGTAACTCGTAAGCTAGTTGAATCTGTTCTTCCAATCTAATAATTTCCTCTTGTGCTTGTTGAAATATTGTCTCCCCGTTCATAGTCACACCACCCAACATAGTAACACCAGAGAACTTACTAAGGTTTGCTCCCCACTGTCTTTTAATCAGTGCAGTGGCATATCTCTTTAAATAGATATCATCAAATATATCTGTGTAGGATGTTGGGTCAAGTTTTCTGTATGCTTCAATAACAATGTAGTCTTGGTCAGCGGTTATATCATTTTCCCAATCCATATCAATGTACAGACGGTTTTGATGCTGATTAAATCTTATAGGTGTTTCTCCAACTAA